AGTAATGATGCAACAACATCAACAAGAGGAGAGAGCAAAGATGAACTATAACGAACTACGTAAAATCAATGTATCAGATCACATTGAGAAAAAGAATGGTCTATCATACTTATCATGGGCTTGGGCTGTGGATACTCTTCTACAGCAAGACCCAACTGCAACATGGTCTTATGGTGAACCTAAACAATTTGGTGAAACACTTATGGTATTCTGCACAGTAAATGCTTTTAATAAGTCTATGACTGCACAATTACCTGTGCTTAACTTTAGAAATCAAGCGATTTCTAATCCTGACGCTATGGCAGTCAATACAGCTATGCAACGTTGTTTGGCTAAAGCTATTGCATTACATGGTATTGGCTTATACATCTATAGCGGTGAGGATATTCCAGAGTCAGAACAGCCAACATTAAAAGCTGTATCTAGTAAGGACTTTCTATGATAGAACAACGCACAGAAGAATGGTTTCAGCAGAGATTGGGAAAGGTCACAGCTAGTCGTATTAGTGACGTAATAGCTAAAACTAAAACAGGTGTATCTACATCTCGTCAAAACTATCTTATACAGCTTGTATCAGAACGATTGACAGGTAAGAAAGGTGATAGTTACGTTAATCAAGCTATGTTAGACGGAATTGAAAGAGAAGATGCTGCTAGAAAACTGTATGAAATAGAAAGAAATATATCTGTTTCAGAAGTAGGTTTCTTTGAACACCCTGTATTGTCTATGAGTGGTGCTAGTCCAGATGGCGCTGTTCATGCACAAATTGAAGGTAAGTATGCAGGGCTCATTGAAATTAAGTGTCCCATTGAAACTACGCACACAAACACTTTGATGAGTAAGTCTGTTCCTAGTAAATACATACCACAAATGCAATGGCAGTTAGCTTGTACTGGTGCTAGTTGGGTAGACTTCGTAAGCTATAACCCAAACTTTCCTCCAGAGCTTCAGCTATTTATATCTAGAGTTGACAGAGATCAGTCTTATATATCAGAATTAGAAGTTGAAGTAGAGAAGTTTTTAGAAGAAGTAGAACAAACAATTATTAAACTAAAGGAGTAGTATATGGCACAGTATGACAACACAAATACGTTTACATTAAATAAGAACGATAAAGGAGATAATCCTAAACGACCAGACTATCGTGGAAAACTTAACGTAGACGGTATTGAATTTACATTATCAGGATGGGTAAGAGAAGGAGCTAATGGTAAGTTTATTAGTGGTGCTGTAGCAATTGTAGAAGCTAAACAAGAAGAACGTGCTAAACCTGTTGCTGAGGGTGCAGATGAGGACGTTCCTTTTTAGGAGCATCCTCATACGCATAAAACAAATTACTTATTCATTACGTACATTGTGACTTCAAAGCCAAAACGCATTTCAGTAGCTGCTGGTGTTGTCCACATAGCGGTTCTCCTTTCTTTTAGATTTGTAATAGAATTATACTCTTGTGTAAGTTTACTAGACACAAGAAAATCATGAAAGAACTATAATGGATATACACCATTTAGAACTAGATATAGCCTGTTACGCTACTGCTGTTTATCACGAAGTTAATACAAGAACATTGGAGGAAAAAATTGGAGTCATTAATACTATACGCAATAGGGTTCGTGATGGTCGTTGGGGTAGGGATGTATGCTCTGTCGTTTATTCTAATAATCAGTTTGCTGTGCAAGATCAGTCCCACAGTCCAGTTAATGAAAGGGCGTATCTGGAGACTAAACTTTTGGTTATTGATACGATTGTTCACAATAAATATGCAAATCCGGTTGCAAATGCTTTATACTTTCATGATGATTCAATACCGCCTAAAAAGGCATGGTTTGGTCAAAGAAAGAAAACACACATAGGAAGGATGGTATTTTACTAATGCAACAACATGATACGAAATTATGGTTAGCTAAAGTTCATAAAGATGTGATGGATGAAGCAAATATTAGACAAAAAATTGTAAGAGAAAATGAAGATTTAATATATGCTTTGGAATGGGTAATTGATGTATTTACAAATGGTGATCCTCAATGGCATGATGTTCCATGTATTGAGAACGCTAGAAAAGTGTTGTACAAATGAAAGATAAAATATTAGGTTATCTTGTAGAGGAGTTTGATAATAATGGTAAACTTGTATGGTCTGCTTTTATGTCATCTAAACCAACATCTGTAGAGATTGAAAAAGATATTAAAAATAAATTGCATAATTGGGTTATAACACCACTTATTGCAGATACAAAAAACATTATTAAAGTCACTAACATTAAAAAATACGATAGTAAAAAATTAACTGAGGCTTACAATGGACTCTAAAGCACTTACACAAGAACAAATTATCAAGGCATATAAAGAAGCATTTGGAAGTGGTAATGCTGTTTTAACGCTTGACAGAATATTTAGATTTGCTAGACTAATAGAACAATTACATGGAATAAAAGATGTACACTAAATTAGATGATCAAAGACAAGCAAAGTTTATTGTAAATTTTATACAACAAAACCCTAATTGCAGCATTAAAGATATTGTGCAAAATTGTGTGACTAATAGAGTAAGATTAAAGTATTTAGAAAGTCAAGGATATTTTAATTTACCTAAGCTAACACATAAAGATATATTAGATAGAAGATTCAAAAATAGAAATTATGTATCTGTAACTGTAGGAAGAGAGTATGGTAAATGGATAGGATATTAAAAATAATTGATTATATTATATACGCTTTAGTAATTGGTAGTATAATAGGATTTTTTTATGGTACGTATCAAGCAATTGATTTACTTTTTATAAGGAGATAGTTATGGTAGATATGGTGAATAGACCTCCACATTATTTAGTGGGTGGTATTGAGGCGATAGATGTGATTAAAAGTCGTTTAACTAAAGAAGAATACATTGGGTATCTAAAAGGATGTAAACTTAAATATGACTTACGCTATCCATTTAAAGATAACCCACAACAAGATTTAGAGAAGTCTGATTGGTATAAAAATAAGCTATTAGAAGCTACAAGGGATGAAGATGCTATTAATCCACCTGAAGTAGAAGCTATTTTAGAGAGGTTTGATGATGAGTAAGATATATTGGATATTTGGACTTTCTATGGTTGCATTAGCAATATTTGGAACAGAAAAAGCTTTTAGTCAAACTACGACTATATATGCACCAGACGGATCTGTAACAGTATGTCAAGTAAACACTAACGGTACTGTGATCTGTCTTTAGTCATCTCTAGGTGTTAATTCACCATATAGAGATAATTCTTCGCCACTTATTTCTATAATAGAGTCATCATCTAGCTCTATAACAATAGTGCTATCACCATGTAATGCTTCGCATGATACGATAGTTCTACCTAGCATGTGATTGCAGATAATCTCTACTTCTGAACGTTGCATAATAAATCCTATAGTTTGACGAATTTTTCTGATTTGTCTGTGGTTAATTTTTTGTTACCTCTAAACCAAGAACCACAATCTTGACATTGAAATCTTGGGTATTTACCGTTAGTTAATACTGCATAACCACGTTGTTGAACTTTATGACTTGCACAACTTGGACATACTCTTTCTTCTGAGAAGTGATTGTGATTAGGATGATTACTTATCCAACCTTTAAACTTATCATATACCTTTTCTAGTAATACAACATCATTCCTATTGTATTCTTCCATACGTTTCCATGCTGACCTATCGTTATTCATAACTTTAAGCCATAGCTCATGACCTTCATGTGCTGTCTTTTTACCAAGACCTAAACGCTGTGCAATATAGTCTAGTTTATTAGAAACAAATCTAAATTTACTACGAGATGTTTGTAGTAAGTCTATGTGTTTAGCTGGGCTAGGAGGTGGCATACCAGCTTCTAAGAACTCTTTATTAAGCATAGGTATATCAAACCTATTGCCATTATAGTGAACGATTGCGTCTGCTTCATCCATGAGTTTATGGATAGACTTTAGCATTGCTTTACGATCTGTTTTGTATACAGAGTCAAACATAATCTTTTTCTCACCATACCATTTAGCTGCATAGCATAGTGTGTAAGATGATTCTAGGAGTTGATTAAGCGCAATGTTCTGCTGCCAAATCCCCCATACCGTTGCTAAATTGGGTGCGCATTCTATATCTAAAAGTAGTATCTTCAAGTAACTCTCCTAGTGTTGAGATACTTTATTATACACTAAATACATGATAATCAATAATAAAACATATTTAAAATGATCTATAGCGCAAAGAATATCGCAGATAAGGTAATCTAGCATATGATAATTTTTGCTGTCTTAGCTTTCTTTAGCTTGTCAAAGAACTTCTTATATGCTGATCTAGAATTACCTATAAAGTCTCCACCTGACCATGTTGTGCCAAGTAATATACATCCTTCTGTATGTGCTGAAGTATTGCCTGAATGAATACGAACACCTGTGAAGTTAGGAACGTTTAATATATGTGGCATGTCTTGTTTAAAGCGTACAGATGCGTCTATAATGACTTTGTATTCACCGGTAGGGATAGCAGTCTTACCTATAACTTTACTGCCATTTCTGACTACATCTTCTAGCGTATAACATTCATATACACCATTTATGTACATCTTGCCTATCGTGTGTGTATCTTTAAACTCAAACCTTTTTACTTCAATTAACATTCTTGTCAATATGTGTAAGTGCTTTAGTTAAGATTTGCATAGCATACATAAATAAGATAGAAAATCCCATAGCTACAAATAGCAATGAAACTACAATAAGTTTAAGTATAGCTAAACCGATAAAATTAAGTATGTCTAAGATTATCATTTCTTTTTAATGTAGAATAAACTACGTTCCCCAAAGAGATAGAAACCAACCGCACTAGCAAAGTTATCTACTTCTGGTGTTGCAATACCTTGTAAGTGCATAGCTGCCCATGTTGCTAATACTAATAAACCTATAGATGGTCGCATGAGTCTTACAATAGCTTCTACCCATGGATAAGATGGATTACCACCACCAGCTTCATTCATAACTTTAAAGAACTCTAGGTCAATCTGTTTCATTTGAGCATATTGTTCTATGGTAGCTGGTTTAAATTGGTCAGGTGCTACAAATCTGTTGATAAGTGATTTACCTAAATCTACTGCTAATGGTCCTAATGCTGCTAGTATAGTAACTGGATCTATGATAATACTCCTTATAGTTCTTTAGGATCGTAGCCAAGTGTATTAGCTACTCTCTTTTGTAGTTTTAAAAATAAACCTTTATGGCTAGTATATTTATCTGTTTTAGGTGATTCTAAATAGCATATCATGTGTATGATTTCATGTGCTAGGGTCTTTAATACTGTATCTAAATGACCGCATTTAGCTGTAGATATAGTGATAACATGAGGTTCACCAGCTTCAGGTGGCTCATATTGTCCACATATACTATCGTCATGCACTACTACGAAATCTACTTTAGATGCTGGTGGTAATTTATATTCGTCAAATACTGGAAACTCTATAAGCGCTGAATATAGATTGGCTATGTTATTTTCAGTTATGAATGTCATAGTGTTGAACGTGGTTTAAATAGTTGTGGGTTATATACTGCTGTTGCATCTATCTCTGGAAAGTAAATTAATACTGATTCCATATTATCTACAGATTCTTTTTTCCAGCAACCTTCGTGATTAGCTTTACCTTTATCTGTAGCATACGCAGCATAAGGATAGCCACGTAAACCCATTTTGATAAACGTACATTCTTCTAGTGTTAATACTACTTCACCAGCTTCAGTAGCCATTGACATTTCTTTGGGTAATTCTTTTCCATACGCATAGTCATATAAAAATAACCATAAGAGTATTAGAGTAATACCCATAAGAAAGTTTTTCATATTATTTTCCTAATATGCTGTGCATAAAGAATGTAGCTAAACCACCTAAAAATGATGCTATAGTCATACCAGCCCAAAATCCACCTCTACCACGATTAGCTAATGCTAGAAGTTCATCCATGCCTTGTTCTAACTTATCTATTTTTTTTTCCATTTGCTCAACTTGAGCTACAAGTTGTCCATATTTGAATGGGTCAATATCACTCATTCTAAAATCCTTTACTCTTGAACGTTAAGTAAGCCTTGATATGGCACAAAAGGTGCTGTTCTTGGCGTATATTGTGGAGTTGCAAGTAGTCTTTGACCTTGTGGTGTCATTAAACCATATCTAGCACCAAGTCTTGCAGGAGCTAAAAGTGATAATGCAGGGACACCAGTCATGATATCAACACCAGCTCCAGCTCCAGCACCGTATAAATCTAATGCTGAAAATGGTGCAGGTGCTTCTGCAACTACTTTAGTTGTCTTTGGAAATGCTTTAGCAAACTTACCTACTAAAGCTAATTCGTTTGTAATAGGAACACCTTGATCTAATTGTTTAGATATCTTCTTAGCATCTACAGTTCCAGTTTGTGGATTTAATGCTTTTTCTACTGTAAATGTTTTAGCAATATATCTTCTTGCATCTCTAAACTGATTAATAAGTTCAGGTTGACCTAGTTTAACAACATGGTTTTCAATAGCTTTTTCTAGTTTATCAGCTTCAGCTAAGTATCTATTACCACGTGCTACTTCTTTAGGATTAGGTTTCATAATGTTAGTACCTGATCTTAAGTAAGCACTACCATCACTACGTAACTCTTTTAACTTTTGAATAGCTGTTGCAGCGTCTATAGTATATGTATCAGGAGTATCTTGCATAAGAGCATTTTTACCACCTGTTACTTTATTGATACCTGTAACGATATTAGAGAATGGATTTTTATTACCTAAACTAATAGTTCCTGTTTCAGCAATTGCTTCATAAGCAGGATATACAGATGTTCTAGCATTTTCTAATACTTCTGTTGTTAGTGGTGTATCTTCAGGTAAGTCTAAATATCTCTTAGTAAGATTATTTGTTACTTGTTGATTTCTTGCACTAGCTAACTCTTCTGTTTTAAATTTACCAGAAACACCTTCTAAGAAACGACCTGTTCTTCTGCCACCTACATCTGTAGGCAATGCTACATATCCAGCATCTCTACCTAATTTTAATGTTTCATCTCTATTAGCATTTTGTATTTGTTGAGTAGATGGTCCAATAGCTCTAGGTCTTACAAGTCCTGCACCTGCTAAACCACCACCTAGACCAGCTAAAGTTTGCGCAACTGTACCACCACCTAATTCTTGTGTAGCTGCTTGTCCTAAACCACCACCAGTAGCTGCTGCTGCTTGTGTAGGTGCATTTGCAGTAAATGCTTGTTGAACAGTTTGACCTAATTGTGATACAGGTCTAAATGCTTGTGCAACACCTGCTGTGCCTAATGTACTTGCTAATGCTCTTGATGGACCTGCTACCATTCTTTCCAAACCTGTTGATGGTGTAGGTAAGTTTAAAGTTTCAGCAAGTGGTCTTGCTTGTAAACTTTCAGGTAATACAAGGTTTAATGCACCACGAACAGGTGAAGCTAATACGTCAGCAGCTTCTGTTAAGTAACGACCTGTTA